ATTTGTGAAAAGATACAAAAGTTTATAGAAACTAAAGTTAATGTGAAGACATCTCTGCAAAGTGCTGAATTGCAATGTTGGCCAATTAATTCATATTCTAGTCCACATGTGCATAGTGATGAATTTCAGCCAAATGGTCGAAGAGATCTTTCAGATTATAATAGTCTTTTATATTTGAATGATAACTTTAGTGGTGGCGAATTCTTTACAGAAACTGGATTGACAATAAAACCTATTCCTGGAAGATTGACATTCTTTGATGGGTCTATTGTAACACATGGTGTGAATAAAGTCTTAGATCATCATCGATATACTATGATTTTTTGGTGGAAACAAACGAAGTTTAAATAATATGAGTCTTGTACTAGTTGTAGATAAAGGTGGTATGCCGAAAGACTGGTGTAACTTTGAGATGGCAGCATGTTATTATGCCAAGAACAAAGTTCTCTGGGAATTAGGCGAGAAGATGAAGACCATGCTTGGTGGTCATAACGAGCGTGGAGAACAATCACGCATCGACATTTCTTGCATTATCGGCGTAAGTGGTCCATTGCTTGGTGATAAGTTCTATAATCAGCAAACTGTGTTTGCAGATCGTATGACATTGTATTCCCGCGATCGTCATCTATGTGCATATTGCGGTGATGTGTTTAGTTCAAGCCAACTTACAATTGATCATGTTCACCCCAAGTCTCGCGGAGGAAGCAATCAGTGGACGAATTGCGTTACTGCTTGCCGTCCCTGTAATCACCGAAAGGGCAATCGTACACCAGAAGAAGCCAGAATGCATCTTCTCTATGTTCCGTATGCTCCGACAGTTCATGAAAGAATACTGCTAAAGAATCGTAAGGTTCTAGCAGACCAAATGGAATACTTACTTGCAAGCATTCCGAAAAATAGCCGTGTGTGGAGTAACTAGTGAAACAACCAACATTTCAGCATATTAAGGTATTCGACAATTTCTTGACACAAGAAGAATTTGAGCAATGCGAGCAGATGCTTCTTCGCCCAATGTGGGAAAGAACCAATTCAAATGCTGCGCTTGGTGTTGAGTGTCTAATGTGGAGAATGAATCTAACTCAGGATAAATTCTTTTCAAAAACTATCTTCAACAAAATACAAAAAACACTCGGAAAAAAATACGAGATCTTTGATCTTTATGCAAACGGAACAACAACTTCGATGGCAAGTTTCCCTCATATCGATGCGAGAGAGCATGATGTGCATATTTTCCTTCTTTATGTAAATCGCGATTGGCAAGTTGAGTGGGCAGGACAAACCGTATTCTTAGATAAATACTTCGATGTGGATAGACAAACTGAAGTTGGCTCAAATGCCGCAATCAGTTTTATTCCAAAACCGAACTGTGCTCTTTTCTTCCCTGGGAATATTGTTCACCTATCGGAAGCACCGAGTAGAGAGTTTAGAGGCTTACGGCAAACAATTGCTTACAGACTGAGGGAAATCTAATGCTTACAGTCATCACACCTACAATGTGGGCTCACGAGCCATTTTTAGATAATTTAAAGAATCTCGTCGCTCTTGATTCGATCGACGAAATCATTATCATCGACAACAATCAAGCAGCAGCCCCGACTGATGATGTTCTACAGCATGCAAAGGTCAAGGTTCATAAGTGTTTAAAAAACTCTTATGTTTGCCCTTCTTGGAATCTTGGTGTTACTCTCGCTAAAAACGAAAAGTTGGCTTTCATGGCTGACGATGTAACGGTCAACTCTGCCGTCTTTGCAAAGATGGATGAGTTCCTAAATGATGATGTTGGAATGGTCATGGTGCTCTCTCCAAATACAGAATCCACAGAGTACGAAACATTCCTCACATCCAACTCAGTAAAGATCGCATCAACTCGAGTTGAAGAAGATGTTGTGAAGCCAAAACCAATTGGAATGGGCAATCTGTTTTTCCTTATGAAGAAACATTGGCTTGATATTCCTGCAGGGTATAAAGTCCTTGGTGGTGATAACTATCAATGGAATAAGCAGCACTCAGTTCGCCAGAACTATATTGTTTATGATTGTGAACTTACAACTGCTGGTCCTGTAACTCTCGGAAAACTTCAAGAAGATTTGAATACTGAAATCCATGATGTGCTTAAATCAGACCACGATGAAATCATGAAAATGTTTGGTGCTACAGAGGAATAATATGAGTTCTGGTGGAAAAGGAAGCAAACCAAGACCAATAAGTGTTCCAAGAAAACAATTCGATGAGAATTGGGAACGAATCTTCGGAAAGAAGAAAAAAGAGGGTCAACAAAAAACTGCGGGGTAGACTAGTGGTCAAGTCACCAGACTCATAATCTGGGTTCCGTTGGTTCGAATCCAACCCCCGCTACCATCTTATTATGTTATCAATTATCATCCCAACAATGTGGCGTTATGAGCCATTCTTTGAAACCTTACCCACGGTCGTAGATCTTGAGTGTGTTGGGGAAATCATCATCATCAATAATGATGTAAAGCGCACTCCTAATCTTGCAGTTTTAAATCATCCCAAGATCGTAATGCACAACAGCCCTGAAAATCTTTATGTCTGCCCTGCTTGGAATCTTGGAGCCAAACTCGCAACTAATGAAAAGATGGCATTTCTATCTGATGATTTGCATATCAATCTAAATGTATTTCAAAAAGTTCACGACTTCATGACTCCAGAAACTGGAATGGTCGGAATTCTTGTTGACGATAATGAAGAACATTCTTATCATCGATTTCTTAAAGATAACACTATCGATATCATCTCCACTCGCCATCCAGTTTACGAAGAAAGACCACCACCTATTGGTTTTGGGTGTTTGTTCTTTATTAACAAATCAGATTATGTCGATATTCCAAAAGAAGTGAAGATCTGGCATGGTGAGGTGTTGTTGTGGCAAATGATGGAACGAAAGAAAGGGAACTATGTAATATCAAACTGTGAAGCATATACACCTTGGCACGCAACATGCAACTCCATTGCTCAGGATGATGGAGACCTTTATTTTCAAATACAACACAATGATAACTATTTGTTTAATATTGCAAAGGTACGCATGTAAAAGCATATGCTGTCAGTTATTATACCAACAATGTGGAGATTTAAACCATTTCCACGATATCTTAAACAAATTATTGGTCAAGATTGTATTGGTGAGGTTATCATCATTGATAATGATGTGAACGAAAGACCAAAAGATTTTTTCTCGCATCCAAAAATTAAACTTCTTGAGCAAGAAGAAAATATCTATGTAAACCCAGCATGGAATCTTGGAGCAAAAACTGCTCAGTATTCAAATCTTTGCTTTCTAAGCGATGATGTAATTGCCGATGGGCGCATTTATTTCGAGGCTGATTCATTTTTAAATCAGCACAAAGATATTGGAATGTTGGTTACTCTAATTGGTCATGAACCACATAACCAGCCGAAGGTATCTTGTGGTGAGATAAAAATTAGTCATCAAAAAGAATTAATTGATGTTGGATTGCATGGGGCATATTCTCTGTTCTTTATGACAAAACAATCATACATACCAATCCCAGAGAAATTAAAGGTTATACACGGCGATGCATATCTTCATGGTAAAACAGTTGAGTTAAAGAGAAAGATATATTGCATGCATGATTTCTTTTACTACAGCCCATGGAATGTAACAATTTCTTCAGTCTGTAAGAATGGAAAAGAAGTTCTAATTGAAAATGATTTGGCTGCATGGGATAAGATGATTGAGGTTGGAGAGATCAGTCTTTGAAGATCATAGACACTTTTATTTTTTTCGATGAGTTAGATTTAATCGAAGATCGTTTTAAATTTCTATATGATCATGTTGATCATTTTGTTCTGATTGAAAGTAATCGAAAGTTTAGTGGAGAAAAGAAACCCCTATTATTTCATGAAAATAGATCTCGATATAGCAAGTATCTTGATAAGATTGTTCATAAACCGATAATTTTTCCAGAGGATATGGACTTTCGATGGGAATTCCCAACAAATCAAGATGCTGAGTATATGCATCGAGATTACACAAAGGAAGCAGTTGCTGAGTTTAGCGATCGTGATATTATTCTTTGCTCTGATGTTGACGAGATTCCAAATCCAGAAACATTTGGGAAACTAAGAGAGTTGTTTAAGAATTATGAGAATCTAATTATTCGACTTATTCAAGAGATGTATTATTATGATCTAACAAATAAGCAAGAACTTTTTTGGGCTAGATCATATGTGTGTCGAAAAACATTATTTGATAAGTATACAGCCAATCACATTAGAATGAACTCATATCAACTTGAGGCAAACGAGATGTTTTTTGACATCGATAATGGTGGGTGGCATTTGACAAACTTTATGCCTATCCCGAATCTCATAGAGAAAATTTTAAATTATCCGCATCAATCATATATAACTGAACATAATCTAAAATTAGAAGTGATCAAACAAAGGATTGCAGCAGGAGTCGATTTATTTGGAAGAGAAGAATTGAAGGTTGTAAAGAGTGACTTGAATTCAATCTCTCCACATTTTTTAAGTGCGTTTGAGCGGTGGAAACAATACAGCGAGTAATGAGGTGTGCATATGAGTATTAAATGGCCAAATGATTTCGATGGTGCCCATCATATTGGTGGTGTAGATACTGGAACCAGTGATCCTTTGTATGGCGCTGTTCCACCAAAGATCTACGAAAGCCCTGATAAGGGAAAGACTATATATGAGAGAGACTTTGGTTCTATTGAAAGAACGCTAGTTAAGACTGCGATTCAGCAACAATGGAACATCACCTTTAATGGGACACCAGTATCAGATGAAGATTGTAGACGCATTAACCTTTAACAAAGAACTCGATCTTTTAGAAGATCGCTTTGAGTATTTGTACAATCATGTCGACCACTTTCTTGTGGTCGAATCTAACTTTACTCACACAGGCAAAGAAAAACCACTTTATTTTGCCGAGAATGCTTCTCGTTTTGCGAAGTATTCAGATAAGATTCTTCCTTGTCGCTTAATCGTTGACAAGAACTATGATTTTACTGACTCGTGGAAACTTGAGAATCAACAAAGAGACTTCATTTCTCTTTGCTTAGATTCCTTTGATGCAAATGACATCATCATGGTGAGCGATGCTGACGAGATTCCAGATCGTACGCAATTCACTAATCTTCGTGAGATGATGAAGGTGCATGATATTGTGCGCTTTAATCAAAGAATGTTCTATTATAATCTTTCGACTCGCCTCGTTTCTTTCCCAACTTGGGGTGCAAGTTATGCAGCGAAGAAGCATTATCTGAACGCAAAGACTGCGAATGGTCTTAGAATGGATCATCGCGAACCAACAGATGGAGCAATCAATGCTGGATGGCATTTAACATATTTCATGACTCCAGAGCAAATTAAAAATAAACTCGAAAGTTTTGCTCACAATGTGTACAACACAGACTACTACAAAGATCTAGATCGTCTTCAAGATTGCATTGATGAGCGCAGAGATCTATTTGATCGCGAAGATCACCACTTTGAAGAGGTGGATCCAGATACTTACTTCCCAGAGGAATTCCTTGAAGTGTTTAGTAAGTGGAAATGATAATGTATGAAAGTTCTTTTTCATGCAGAGCAATTGAATTATCGCGGCACCACTAACTCTATTCTAGAGTATGCTCGATACAATCAAGAAATTCTAGGCAACGAATCAATCATTGTCTACTCGCAAGAGACACCAGAAGGTGTTGATGTGAGTTCAGTTCCAGAGGTTGTTGAGCAAGTAAAGTCTCAATATCAGACTCTTACATACGAAGATAATGATCATCTAAATCGTCTCGCCGCCAATTACGATTTCTTTTATAGTCAGCGAGCAGGTGAGAAGGTAGACTCGCATACTCAAAGAAAGAATGCAATCATTGACACCACGAAGTTTGGTGTGCATTGTGTCTTTCAATGGTACGATCCACATGGTGATGTCTATGCGTATATCTCAGAGTGGATGTCAAAAGAAATTGCGAAGAACTATGGAGTTGAGAAACCAATACCATGGGTTCCATACATCGTTCGATTACCAGAACCCAATTATGATGTTCGTGCGCATTTCAACATCTCAAAAGATAAGTTTGTAATTGGTCGACATGGTGGCTTTAATACACTAGATATCCATGAAACAGTGCAAGCAATTATAAAGGTTGCAGAAACTCGCGACGATATCGTATTCTTATTTGCAAACACCAGACCGTTCATTGATCATCCAAGGATCATTTTTGGTCCACCATTTTTCGGGCAGCAGCAAAAAGCCAACTATATCGGCGCGTGTAACGCAATGATCCATGGTCGGTTCTTGGGTGAATCATTCGGACTTTCAATTGCGGAATTTCTCTATCAGAACAAACCAGTGCTCGCGTGGAATGGTGGGTTTGATAAAAATCATATTGACACTCTGAGTCCATTTGGATTATTATATGAACCAGATGTCGAAAGCATCTATACAAAGATCGTTAATCTAAAAGATAATCCCAAGAAGTATTACTACAAAGGTGCAGTAGATCGATACTCACCATACAATGTGATGCAGCAATTCAAGAGAGTATTCCTAGATGCTTAATGTTTTGTTTCATGCATTTAATTTGGGGCATCGCGGTGGCACAAATTCGTTAAGAGACTACGCAATCTACAATCAAAAGATTCTAGGTAATCGCAGCACAATTCTTTATCACACAAAAGGTCAACAAGCATCAGAGCCTGATGTAATAGAGTCTTTGTCAAAACAATTCGAACTCATACCAGTCACATCAAACAGCGAAGTTGATCCGCTCGTAAAATCTTATGATGTTGTGTACAGTCAGCGTAGTGGATACGATGAAGAGCCGAGCATTCGTTCTGCTCCATTTCTATTGCATGGAGTGTTCTGCAATTATACAGATCAATGCACGAGGTTTGCATATATCTCGAAATATCTTTCAAATAGAATGCGCCCCGAGACTCCATACATTCCTTATATGATTGATTTGCCATCATCAAATAAAAATCTTCGGAAAGAACTGAACATATCTGGCGATCAATTTGTTTTCGGAAGAATTGGTGGTTGGCAGGAATTTGATATTCCTTTCGTAAAAGAGACAATTAAAAAGATACTCACACAGAGATCGGATATCGTTTTTGTGTTTATAAACACACAACCATTCATAGAACATTCGAATGTGATATATCTTCCATCATCGTTTGATCAGCAGTTCAAGAGTAACTTTATAAACTCTTGCGATGCGATGATTCATGGAAGAGAGATGGGAGAGACATTTGGACTCGCCATGATGGAGTTTCTTTATTTCAACAAACCTGTGCTTGCATGGGAGAAGGGCAATGATCTAAATCATGTGGAAGTTTTGCAGCCATTTGATCTGCTATATAATTCCGACAATGTAGCAGAAAAGATTTATGATCTTGTAGACAATCGTAGGTCTTTTGATTTCTCAACTGTTGTTGCTGAGTATACACCAGCAAATGTAATGAACAAATTTAATGAGGTCTTTTTTTATGGGATTAAATAGATTTCTTTTCAATGCGAAAGCAAAGGGGTTGCCAATCGATGTTGTTTACGACATTGGTGCATTTCGTGGTCAGTGGAGTATGGATCTGAAGTATAATGTTCTTCAGAATTCTCGTTTCTATCTGTTTGAGGGAAACAAAGAGTGTGAAGAAAGTTTGAAAGAAAAGAAACTGATGTACTTCATGGATGTTCTGGCTGATCCTGGTCGCGGTGAAGTTGACTTCTATAACGGCACAAACACTGGTGACTCATACTATCAAGAGACAACAAAAATCTACGAAGGCTTTCAACCAATTCGTGTTCCAACAATCACATTGGATGAATTGATTGACAAGCACAATTTGCCAATTCCAGATTTTATCAAACTTGACACGCAAGGTTCAGAGTTAGATATTCTCAAAGGCGCATCAAAGATCATGGGCAAGACTCCGCTGATCTTTACTGAAATGCCAATCATTGAGTATAACAAAGGTGCGCCGAAATTCTCAGAATATATGGATTTCTTCAAAGCGCATGATTATATTCCAGTTGACATTTTCGATATTCATCGCGCCGAAGAGACTCTGATGCAGGTTGACATCATGTTCATGTTGCGTGAAGCGAAGTATAGAATTCTTGGTGCGAATGATGTGATCCGCGTCTGAGGTCGAGAGGCTCGGTTTCTCGCCCCTCCCCTACCCTCGGGAACCCCCAGACCCTCGCCGCTCCTCGGGCTTCTCCCTCGGCGAGAGGCAACTCGTAAGTTATTGATTTTATTCAGGATTCTTTACATGAATTCCTGTGTTTTTGCGCATTCGTAAGTTATTGATTTTATTAGAGTTTTTACTATTGCTATTGCACCCCTTCCATAGTATAATGATTGTATAGGGTGAGGAATTGGTCCCCCCGAAGTAGGAAGGAATAGAAAAATGGGTATCACTTTAAAGCAGCGTCGTGAGATGATTCAGATTGAGCGCGATGTTATTCGCAATCTGCGCGATGATATGTTTCGAATTCGTCGTGCGATGAATCAGGCGCGTCTGAACATTAAGATGCACCAGGAAGTCCTCACGGAAGAGCGCAAGTTGAAGCGCATCGTGATGCAAGATAATCGTGCTCTGCGTGCTCGGAAACAAGCCATTGCTATGCATGCTCGAATCGAGAAGATGGAAGCCAAACTCGCTGCTCTTAAAGTCAAGGCTGCAGCGTAAGTTGTTGATTCTGCAAGGTTTTTTCTTGTTGATTGTTTTTGCGTTTTATAGGATAATAATTGTATGATGAATAGTAATCAAAGCCAAGTCGCGCTGGTCAATGCGCGTCAGGAACTCAAGGATGCCCTTGAGCGTGTAAAGGAACTCCGCATGAAGGTTGCGAATCTGCGACTCGATGCGGCTGCTGCTCGTGCGTTGAATCGTTCTGCTCGTGCGGCTGATCGCGAGGCTCGTAAGGTTGCTCGTGCTGAAAAGCGTGCTGCCAAGATCGCAGCGATGGAGGCTCGTCTTGCTGCGATGCGTGAGCGTGCGCTCGGACCAAAGCAGACTCGTAAGAACTATCGAAAGGCGAGTGTTGCGGTCGTCTATACGCCTGAGCAGATTGCTGAACTGAATAAGACTCTTGGTCTGGTTGAGGTCTAATGACTACTGTAAATCTTTCGCTGGCGAGTGTCAGCGACATCAAGACTCTGGTTTCAACTGGTACGGTGAAGCATGATGATGCGATCGTCCGTGTTGATGCGGTGCTGGCTCGCAAGAGTTTGGCAGATGGCAAGAAAGCACGATGGACTCGTTTGCGCGAGTGGCTTGTGCGAGAACAGGCTGAGTACATTCGAATCTCGAATGCGTAATTCTTGCTGGTTTACTTTTGCTCTTTGTTGTTGTATACTATTGTTGTCCGTTGTTAATTTGTTAGAGGTAATTTATTATGGCTAATCCGACTCGTAAGATGATTGAAGTGTATGAGATGTTGAAGGACGGCAAGCCGTTCAAGTTCGATACTCTCGTTTCTCGTTTGGGCTGCAAGCCTGTGACCGCGATGGTTCTGATTTGTGCATTGAAGCGTGACTGCAATGCTGAGATCGAGACGATTCGTGACGGTCGTAAGGTTGAGTCCTACCAACTCCACAATGCCGCTGCGATTGCGAGCAAGATGGTTGGTAAGACCAAGGCAGTGAAGGCACCGAAGGCTGCGAAGGTTGCGGTTCTCAAGACCAAGACTGTCGTGAGCCGCAAGCCGAAGGCTGCAGTGGTTGAGGATGGTTCGATCCCGACTCTTGATGTTCAGGAAATCGACAGTGATGCCGAACTGGCTTCGTTGAAGGCTGAACTCGGTCTGAGTGAGTCTTATTCGGAGTAAGACTCAATCGGAAAGGGGGACTTCGGTCCCCCTTTTTCTTTACAGGTGAGATATGGACAAACAAGATTCAGATTTGATAATTGTTGCTGATCGAATTTATAAAACGACAACTGAACTAATCATTGAGGGACATCAGCAATTTGCTATTGCTGCTGCACTTACAATGGTTGCAATGCAGATTTATAAGTCTTCTTTGAGCAAGGAGGACTATGACAAGATGGTCGATTCGATTTCTGATTCTAGAGATCAAATCATGTCATTGAATGACATGGTTAAGAATGCAGGATCCTTTCACTGATGCGTAGAGACTGGCGCGACATTGACAAAGGCACTCAATACTATTATCAAACGCATAATGGGTTGATAGTTGGTCAAGTGTACAATATGGCTTACACCTCAATTTGGGGTGCAAAGATTCCTATTAACGCAACTGAAGAAGAAATTCTTGGTCAATACATCTCTTTAGAATTTGCTAAAGAAGCAGTTGTTGATTATTGGGATGGTAAAGATAGAACTATCAACTACAAGACTCAAGGTCTAATCACACATCACGAAGTATGAACATTTTTTATCTAAATTATGACACCAAGATCTGCGCGCAGGAACATCTTGACAAACATGTCGTCAAGATGATTGTAGAGTATGCGCAGTTAATGTCAACAGCGCATCGCATTCTTGACGGTAATCAATATTTTATCGCAAGTAAAAGTAATCGCAAAGTTCATCGCTGGAAGTTGGATGACTATCGCGAGGATAAATTGTATCATGCAGTGAGTTGGAATCATCCCTCTGCAATCTGGGTGCGTCAGTCTGATTTGCATTACAACTGGCTCTGGCATTTGTATAAGAATCTTTGCGAAGAGTATCGCTATCGTTACGGTGGCTCTACAGATAAGCAGCACAAGACTTCGCTGCTTCTGTCGGATTTAAGTTTTCTTCCCTACAACATTCCTCGAACGGTAGAGTTCCAAGAGCCACCGCAAGCGATGCCAGAGGATGTAAAGGTTCCTGGGAATTCAATTCAAGCATACAAGAACTATTATATTCATTACAAGAAAGGATTCGCGAACTGGAAAATAAGAGGCGCACCTTCTTGGTATAAATAAATGGATGAAGAAATTCTCTGAATTTAAATCCGATGCTCGCGGGAATCTATCCGTCTGGGATATCGATGAAACTCTCTTTCAAACCAAAGCGATGGTTCATGTCGTAAAGGCAGGAAAGAGAATCAAATCACTTTCAAATCGCGAATTCAATACTTACAAACTCAAGGCTGGCGAGACATTCGACTTCACTGAGTTTCGCGACGCAAAGTTGTTCAACAAGACTTCAGTGCCGATTCAGCGAGCAATTGATAAGGCTGCAAAGACTCTTGAAGCCTATGCGAAGTTGCCGAATAGTAAGGTAATTGTTCTCACTGCGCGCTCTGATTTCGACGACAAAGAAACTTTTCTTTCGACATTCGAAAAGCATGGGTTGAATATGAGCAATGTTCATGTTCATCGAGCAGGGAATCTTGGAATGCCTTCTGCTCAAGCCAAGAAAGTTTTCATTCAACAGTATCTAAATACTGGTATGTTCAAGACTGTTTCGTTATTTGATGACGATCCGAAAAATCTGGAAGTGTTTCTTTCTTTACGGAAACAATTTCCAGATGTGAAATTTACTGCGTATCTCGCCAATCACGGATACTTTAGGAAAGTTTAATTTATGCCGACTTATGAGTTTTTGAATACAAAAACAAAGAAGATTGAAGAACATATAATGTCCGTTTCTGCCTATGATGATTTCAAGGCAGACAATCCTCATCTAGAAAGATACTATAGCGACGCACCGCTGTTCAGTTACAGTGGCACAGGTGATTTGTCTGGAAAGAAAACAGACAACACTTGGAAAGAAGTCATGCATAAAATCGCCGAACAAAATCCAAGAAGTCCAATGGCTGAGAAAGTCCTCAAGAAAGATACGAAACGAATCAAGACTGATCAAGTTTTAGAAAAGCATCGTAAAAGGCAAGCCGCTGCTCGCGCAGGGAAGTGAGGAGTTTTGAGTAACAAAAAGAAAAATGGAAACACAAACACCTTTATTCAATTAACATCTGATCAACCAATAGAGAAAAAGCCAGCAAGGATCAAAGCAACAGAACTCAAAGCATTTGAGCCACTGACTGAGAATCAAGCAAAGTTCTTCGAAGCATACAAGCATGGTGATTATTTCACCATGCTTTGTGGTTCTGCTGGTACTGGTAAATCATTCATTGCTTGCTACAAAGCAATTGAAGAAGTCCTTGATCGTTCATCACCATTTCATCGTGTAGTCATTGTTCGCTCTGCTGTGCAGTCTCGTGATCTTGGATTCACTCCAGGTTCTGTTGAAGAAAAGATGAGTTTGTATGAGCAACCTTATATGCAGATCTGTCATACTCTGTTCGGTCGTCGTGATGCATATGATGCGATGAAGGAATGCGGTCGTATTGAATTCATCTCTACCAGTTTCATTCGCGGTATGAGTTTCGATGATGCAGTTATCATCGTCGACGAATGTCAGAATATGACTTGGGAAGAATTGACAACAATTATGACTCGTGTGGGCTATCGCTCCAAGATCATCTTCTGCGGCGATTACAAACAAACAGATTTGTATCGTAGCAACAAAGACAAGAGTGGACTTCGCAAGTTCCACGAGGTTGCCAAGACTATGCAGTCGTTTACCAATATCGAGTTTACGACAGAAGATATCGTT